GGTTGATTTTTATGCGTACGGGTTGGAGGCCGATTTCGAGTGCCGGGACCAGCTCCGAAAAACCCGAAGACGCGGCAGCGTCGGAACAGGGCGCCGACGGCCGCAGCCCTTCCGACGGAGCGCCGATCGCGAACGCCGCAGCTCCCGAGCATGACGAGGTGGGAGCCGGTCTACTCCGAGGACCGTCCCGTCTTCGACGCGGGCGGCGAGCAGATCGGGTCGATGCGCGAGCTCGTCGGAGAGGTGGCGCGGGAGCGGACCTGGCACCCGCTGACGATCGCCTGGTGGGCGGATGTCTGGCGCTCGCCGATGAAGGGCGAGTTCGTGAAGGTCGACGTCCACCGGTTTTTCATCCTGGCGGACCTGGTGGATCGGTACTGGCAGAGCCCGAGCGTCCAGCTGGCGACGGAGATCCGCCTCCAGGAGGCGCGCTTCGGGCTGGATTCGATGGCGCGCCGCTCGCTGCAGTGGGAGATCCCGAAGGCGAAGGCGCGGCGCCGTGGCGCAAAGCCGTCGTCGGCGACTCACGCGACGCCTGAGCCCGCGGGCGAGGATCCTCGACTGCACCTCGTCGTTTAACACGTGGCGGGGCTGGTGGTACCGGCGCTGGATGAGCGGCCGTGGCCGACGCTGGGGCCGCAGGTCTGCGACTTCCTGCTGGCCTACGGGATCCACGGGCCGGGCGATCTGAAGGGCGAGCGGGTCCGCCTCGACGACGAGAAGCGCGCCCTCTTCTACCGGGCGTACGAGGTCTATCCGACGTGGCACCCGCTGGTCCAGGCGGGGCGAATGCTGGCGGGGCGCCGGCGCTTCAAACTCGTCACCTGGATGAAGCAGAAGGGGACGGGGAAGACCGAGGACGCGGGGATGATCATGTACGTCGAGCTGGACCCCGAGGGGCCGGTCCGCTTCGACGGATGGGATGCCCACGGGGAGCCGGTCGGGCGGCCGGTGGTTGATCCGTACATTCCCTGTTTCGCGTTTACCGAGGAGCAGGCGGAGGGCCTCGCGTTCAACGCCCTCTACACGATGGTGTCGGAGGGGCCGCGGGCGGACCTCTACGACATCGGGCTGAAGCGCATCATGCGCAAGGATGGCGACGGGAAGGCGGAGGCCCGATCAAGCGCGCCGAGCGCGGCCGATGGGGCGCTGACGTCGTTTGGGCACGTCGACGAGTCACACCGGTGGATCCTGGAGCATCACCGCGAGACGTACCGGGTTCACAAGACGAACCTGCCGAAGCGGTTCGCGGCGGACGCGTGGAACCTGACGACCACCACGGCCTACCGGCCCGGGCAGGGCAGCGTGGCCGAGATGGAGCACGACTACGCTCGCGCTGTGGCCGCGGGGAAGATCAAGAACCCAACCATTTTCTTCTTCCACCGCGGGGCCTCGGACGAGCACGACAGCAACACGGAAGAGGGCTTCCGGGCGATGGTGATCGAGGCGGCGGGGCCGTCGGCGAGCTGGCGCGACATCGAATCGATCGTGGCGCAGTGGCACGACCCGACGGCGGACCGCGCGTACCTGGAGCAAGTCTGGGGCGGGCGGGTCGTTAAGCAGGGGATGCAGGCGTTCGACCCCGTGAAGTGGCAGGCTCTGCGGCTGGGAGCCGCTGCCCAGGGGGAGGCCAATCGCGCTGGCGTTGCCGGCGATGGTGGCCCAGGGGCGTTGGCGGACCGGATTCGGCAAGCATTGGGGACACGCCCTCACCCTAACCCTCTCCCAGAGGGAGAGGGGATACCGCTGCCGGAGGGGCTGGAGTGGACGGCGGAGGGCAGCATCCGCCCGATCGAGGGCGAGGCGATCGCGCTGGGGTTCGACGGGTCGCGGTGGCATGACTCGACGGCGATCGTGGGGACGCACCTACGGACGCGGTTTCAATGGAAGCAGGGTTTCTGGGAACGGCCGGCGAGCCTGCCGAAAGCGGTGCAGTGGGAAGTGCCGGCGGATGAGGTGAAGGCGGCGTTCGCGCAGGCGTGCATCCGCTGGCGGCTGGCGCGGGCGTACTGCGATCCGCCGTACTGGGAGACGGAGATCGCGGAGTGGGCGGGCACGTACGGGAGCGAGAAGGTCGTGTTCTGGTACACGGCGCGGGATCGGGCGATGGCCTACGCGGTGCGCGGCTATGGGAACGCGATCCTGGAGGGGCTGATCTGCCATGACGGGGATGCGGACCTGGCGGCGCACCTCGGGCACGCGCGGAAGCGGACGGTGAATGTGTTCGACGACCAGGCGAAGGGGCAGCCCCTGTTCGTGCTGACGAAGGAGCGGCCGGATTCGGTGATGCACATTGACCTTGCGGTGGCGGGCACGCTGAGCAATGAGGCGTGTAATGACGCGATCGCGGATGGCTTCAGCCTGGACGATCGGAGCGTGTACGAAGAGATGGGGCTGTTTATTTGAACCGGTACCGCACGATCGTCGCCGATCCGCCCTGGCCGATTCGCTGGAGTGGGGGCGGGGCCTGGCGGACGAATGGCCGTGGCGAGCGCCACCTGAACAAGCGCTTCAAGAAGGCACTCGATTACCCGACGATGCCGGTGACTGAGATCGCCGCGCTGAATGTCGTGGAGCTGGCCGAGTCGGATTCACACCTGTACCTCTGGTGCCCAGATCGTTACGCCCTTGAGGGGGCCGCGGCGCAGGTGGCACGGGCGTGGGGCTTCGAGCCATGCCGGTTCATAGTCTGGGAGAAGACGGGATTCGGCCTCGGGGTCTTCCCGCGGGCGGCGCATGAATTGGTGCTCGTCTGCAAGCGGGGGCGCTTGCCCTACCAGATACGCAATGCCGGGTCGGTCCAGCGCTGGGGCCTCGTCTACGAGAACGGCGCCCGCAAACATTCCGCGAAACCCGAGGGCTTCTTCGACCTGATCGAGCGCGCGAGCCCAGGGCCATACCTCGAGCTCTTCGCACGACGCCAGCGCCCGGGTTGGGACAGTTGGGGCAATGAGTGCGAATGCTCGGTTGAGATCGCCTCGTGAGCCTCCGAAGCATTCCGCGCGGAATAGGGCGGCGGGTGGCTGCGGGGTTCCGCCGGGTTCGACGGGCGCCGGGGGCGGCGCTGGCGGCCGTGTGGCAGGACGACGTGCTCATGGTCGGCGGGCTGGGGCTGGTGGGCGTGGGGCTGTGGCTCCTCTTGCCGAGCGCGGCGCTGATCGTGTTGGGGCTGACGTTGTTTGCGATGAGCGGGGCGGTCGGAACTATCCGCAGGAGGGTCTAGTGCTGCTGTCCGCTCTCGAGCAGCGCGCGGCGGCGTATGGGCCGGCGGATGACTACTGGTACCCGCCGCGGGGCATCCCTTCGGCGACGGGGATGCGGGTCGACGAGCAGACGGCGTTAAAGATCTCGGTGTTCTGGCGGGCCGTGTCGATCGTCGCGGGGTCGGTGGCGAAGCTGCCGCTGCAGGTGTTCGTGCGGCGGGCGGATGGCGGGAAGACGATCGCGCGGGAGCATCCGCTGGCGCGGATCCTGACGAAGCCGAACGAGCGCCAGAACGGCTTCGAGTGGCGGGAACAGGGGCAATCCCACTTGCTGCTGCGGGGCAACTTTTACAACCGCATCCTGCCGGGGTCGACGGCGTACCCGATCGGGGGGCTGGAGCCGATCCACCCGGACCTGGTCCGGGTGCTGCGGGCGAGCAATGGGAACCCGGTGTATGAGGTCCGGGACGCGATCACGGGCGTGAAGAACGTCTTCGATCGGGAGCAGATCTGGCACGTGCATGGGCTCTCGCTGGATGGGATCACGGGTCTGGACGTGATCACCTACGCGCGGGAGGGCCTGGGGTTGACGCTGGGCGCGGAGCGCGCGGGGGCGCAGTTCTACGGCCAGGGGATGCACTTCGACAAGGTCTTCAAGCATCCGGGCAAGATATCGCCGGAGGCGGCGAAGCGGCTGACAACCGATGCACAGGCCCTCTATGGGGGGCTGGCGAACGTGGGGAAGGTGCCGGTCCTCCAGGAGGGGATGGAGGTCCAGCAGCTGACCTTGACGCAGGAGCAGGCGCAGGCGCTGCAGACTAGGGAGTACCAGGCAGCGGACTGCGCGCGGTGGGTCGGGGTGCCGAACCACATGGTGGGGTTGACGACGAAGAGCACGTCGTGGGGCTCGGGCATCGAGCAGATGTCGATCGGCTTCGTGGTGTACACGCTGTTCGATTGGCTGCGGCGGTGGGAGGCCTCGATCGGGGAGGACCTGATCGTGACGGGCGTGGCGCCGGGGGTGCCGGCGATGGACCTGATCGTGTCGAATGACGATCGGTTTTTCGCGGAGTTCAACGTGGATGGGCTGCTGCGGGGCGACACGAAGACGCGGCACGCGGCGTATCAGAGCGGGCTGCTGAACCGGTACTACACGCGGAACGAGGTGCGGGCGATGGAGAACCTGAACCCGATTCCGGGTGGGGACATTTTCGACCCGCCGAAGGGGTCGGCGGCGCCGACTGGCAATGGCCGGCTCGAGCCTGGTGCCCTGCGGAATGGCGTTGCATTGGCAGGG